GGCAATCTTCCGAGCGGCACGACGTTGGCCTTCACGCCGACGATCAACGGCGTTTCAGCGCAGGCAATCGCGGTCGATCTCACGGGCGGCACCGATACCGAAACCGACGACGAGCTGCGCGCGCGCATTCTGCAGCGCATTCGCAATCCACCGATGGGCGGCGATCTGCAGGACTATGTGGCATGGGCGCTCGCAGTCCCCGGCGTGACGCGAGCGTGGGCGCAAGTCGAGCAAGGCATCGGCACGGTCACGGTGCGCTTCATGATGGACGATCTTCGCGCCGACAATCAGGGCTTCCCGTATCCCGAGGATATCGCGGCGGTCGGGGCTTACATCGACAAGATGCGCCCGGTCGCAGTCAAAGATTGCTTTACCTGCGCGCCGATCAAACAACAGCTCGATATTACAATTTCCAATCTCGTTCCGAATACTGACGAATGCAAAGCCGAGATCGAAGCACAGCTTCAAGACATGCTCTTCCGCATGGCCGCGCCGGGTCAGACGATTTATGTGGCGTGGATCAATTACGCGATCATGAGCGCGGCGAGCGTTCAATCCTATTACTTGGCGTTGCCCGCTAGCGACGTAGTGATGGGCTCTCTCGGCAACATGGCCGTCTTGGGCACCATAAACTATGAGTGACGTACACGTCCGACGCTCTGGCGGCGACTATCGCGATGCGTATCTCGAGCTATTGCCGCAAGGTCAAGCGTGGCCGAAGCACACGATGGATAGCGTGCTATGGCAGGCGTGCGATGGGCTCAACAATTATTGGGGCTATGTCGATGGCCGCGCCGCCGATCTCTTGGAGATCGAGAGCGATCCGCGTTCGACCGTCGAGCTACTGCCGGATTGGGAACGCAATTGGGGATTGCCCGATCCCTGTTACACGGCGCCGCAGACAATCCACGATAGGCTGATTGCACTCGTTCAACGCATGACGTTGTACGGCTCGCAGTCTCGGCAATTCTACATCGATTTCGCGAAGTCGATTGGTTACGACATCACCATCAGCGAGTTTCGACCGTTCATGGTCGGCATCGATGGTTGCGGCGATTGTCGCGTCTATGGTGATGGCACCTTCATGCAGGATCAATGGGGGCGTCCCATCACCGATCCGCTTAGTCTTCCGGTTGCAAATGGCGAGTTGAGCGATTGGCCGAACTACGGGTTAGGCCCGCCCGAGATGCGCTACTACTGGAAGGTTCACGTTTCCACCAAAGAGCTTGAATGGTTTCGCTGCGATAGCGGGCAGTGCGGCGTTGATCCGCATTTGAAGATTGGCATTCCGCAGGATTTGGAGTGCGTACTCGCACGCTGGCAACCGGCCCACACACAAATCATTTTCGATCTCGGCGGTTTGAGTGATCCCGACGATCCCATGGCGGGCACGCCTTAAAGCGAGGAAGCACGATGCAATACAATCAGCCTTATGGAAAACCGCCAGAAGTGACGTGGGGCGATACGCCTTATGTCAACGGCAATCCATCGACGGGGCTTCAAGGCTCGATCCCGCCAGCCGCATCCATCGAATATCCGCAGCGCGAACTCGTCAATCTGATGCGCGATACGACGCTGATCACGCCGAACAATTCCGATCTGCATCAGCTTTCGAAGAGCATCATGACCGGCATGATGCATTATGGCGTCGATGCCGGGGTCAAGAATGCGCTGCAAGTCAACATGCAGCCCGCGCCCGATAGCTACTATGACGGCATGTTCGTGTTCGTGGTGGCAGCGTTCACCAATGACGGACCGACAACCGTCAACATGAATGGACTCGGTGCGAAGAACGTTGTGCGACGTGGCGGCGATCCGCTTGGACCGGGCGATATCATCGCCAATTACAAATCATTGCTCTGCTACAGCAAGCTTCACGGCAATTTCGAACTCTATGGCGTCAACTTCGCAGCGGGCGGTGGCGGCTTCCTGCCGATCCTGTCGGCAAATACAACGTGGTATGTCGATGCATCAATCGGCAGCGACACGCTCTTTGACGGCACGTCGGCGACGATCAGCGGCCCGCATGGTCCGTTCAAAACCATCGGCAAGGCCGTATCGGTGGTCTACACCTACGGGCCGAGCGTCTACACCGCGACAATTCAGATTGCATCCGGCACCTATCCCGAAGCGGTGACGATCCCGCAGGTTCTCGGTCCGACGTGCATCTTCAACGGCGCGGGTAGCAACTCGACGTTCGTGACCGGCGCGAACAATACGCACACCTTCAATCTCGGCAACGCAAACCGCGTGTTCGTGCAGAACCTTTGCGTGAGAACCGGCACCGGCACCGGGCCGCCCTGTTGCTTCTCTTGCTCTGGCGGCGGAACGATGTTCACCAACAACACGCAGTCGGCAGGCCATGTGCCTTACAGCATTTGGGAAGCCTATGCGGGCTATATCTATCCCGGCAATCATTTCTTCGCTGGCGGCAGTGATTGCACCTACATCTGGTCGGCATTCTTCGGCGGTTTTCTCGGCTTTCAGCAGAACGTCAATTATTCGTGGGGCGGCACGTTCTCATGCAGCTACGCGGCGATTGCGATGGCAAACGGTTCGATGGAAGTGCCCGTGCCGGGTTATCCGAGTTACACGAACAAAGCCGCCGTTGCGGGCAATAGCTACTATGCGAGCTATAACGGTTGCATCATCACGCAGGGGCTTGGCACGAGTTTCTTCCCCGGCAACGGCTCAGGCTCGCTCTCGACCGGCGGTCAGTACAACTAAGGGGACGCAACGATGCCCGTCACTTTCAACGCAGCCGATTGGTATTGGACAATCTCAAGCGTCAGCACCACGCTGGTCTATAGCTCCGCGCGCAACATCTACGTCGATCCGAACACTGATATCAATTACGGCAATTGGGTCACGGACACCGGCATGTCGCCGTACCCAGCGGCGACCGAGGATGATGTTTGGTACTACGTGCAAAACTATCTGCCGGCTTGGCTCTACGATCCCGTCGCACACAAAATGTCGCAGCCGGGAGTCAATCAATACTATCAGCCGCAGCTCAACAATTATAACGCGCTGACACGCTTCAATAAGGTCAACGCGGGCATGATCGCTGCGGGCGTGCCGGTCAAGACTGACGATTATTCGCGCGGCCTGATGCAGGGCGCGATGGCTGCGGCGCAAGCTGATCCGACGTTCACAACCAAGTGGTATGGATCAGACGGCAACTTTTACGAACTCGATGCCGCGCAGACTATCAACATGGCAACCGTGGTCGGTAATCACACCAATCAGTGCTACACGGTGTTTGCCGATGTGGCGAACAAGATCACCACGAATGCCATCACGGTGCCCTCTCAGATTGATTCCGAATATGCGGGGCTGTAATGGCGACCGTCAATATCACCGCATACAATGACGCGGACTTCTATCGAAGCTTCGCTTATCAGGACATCAACAACAATCCGATAGACATCACGGGTTGTTCGATGGTGATGAAGCTTCGGCGCCATGCCGAGGATGCGACGGCATTTCTCACGCTCTCGACCGATACCGGCGAGATCACAATCACCAATCCCACTGCCGGTGCCTTCACGATCTGGATTTCTCAGGAGGATTTGCTCGAGCTATCGCTAGGGCCCTATGACCAATCTCTGATCATGACCATCAACGGCATCAAGAAGAAGATTTGGGTCGGCTCGCTGGTGGTCGATGCGGGACCGTCGCGATGAGCAACGGCAATGGCTCGCTCTCGCCGAGCGGGGACGTTGAAGTCGTCGCCGATCTCGACGTTGAGATCATCAACGATGTGATCGAGGGTGACATTTCAGTCACCGACGACGAACCGCTAACGCAGATTGTAACCGGCGATCAGGGTCCGCCAGGGCCGCGCGGAAATTCCGTGCTCTACGGCTATGGTGCGCCCTCGCTAACGACAGGAGTCAATGGCGACTTTTACATCGATCTAAGAACGGCATTTATGTACGGACCGAAAGCGGGCGGCGCGTGGCCGCCCGGTTATTCTTTGATTGGTCCTATTGGTCCGCTCGGTCCAGTTGGTCCGCAAGGTCCGGTCGGTGCTCCCGGCAATACAATCTTGAACGGCAGCGGTCCGCCTGCCGGATCACTCGGCAATGCGGGCGACTTCTACATCGATACGACCAATCACAACATCTACGGGCCGAAGAGCAATACGGTCGCGGGATGGGGCTCGCCGAGTTCGATAGTTGGTCCCGTTGGACCGACAGGACCAGCCGGCCCTACTGGACCGCCGACATGGAAATCCCCGCCCGTGCCGTGGCAGCCGAACACGGCTTACACCACGGGTCCGCCCTCCGACATGGTGACGAATGTCGGCGCGAGCTACGTGCCGACTGTGGGCCACATCTCAGGCACCGACTTCGCGACCGATCAGGCGGCGGGCAAGTGGACGATGATTGCAGCGGCGGGCTCGCCGGGTGGTATCACGTCGCAAATCTATGTCGGTGACACGCCGCCGACAGGCGTTCCGAACAATACGCTGTGGTGGAATAGCACGGACGGTTGCACGTATCTCTATTATTACGATGGCGACTCGCATCAATGGGTGATTGCTTCGCCCGTTCCCGATGTGTCGAATTATCTGCCGCTCGCTGGCGGCACGATGACAGGCGCGCTCGTTCTGGCCGCCGATCCTACCGCAACCAATCAGGCCGCGACCAAGCACTACGTCGACACGCAATCGGCCTTCCCCGAGGCGCCTACTGACGGCAGCGTCTACGGTCGACAGGGCTCGACTGCATCGTGGCAAAAGTCCGTTCCGCTCGCTGGCGGCACGATGACCGGATTGCTGACGCTAAGCGGCGATCCAACCGCGAGCAACGGCGCGGCGACGAAGCACTATGTTGACGCCAACGCCATCACGGACGCGCCGAACGATGGCTTTGCGTATGGTCGGCAGTCAGCCGCATGGGGCAAGGTGCTCCCACTGCTAGGCGGCACCATGACCGGGCCGCTGATCCACAACGCCGATCCGACGAACGTACTCGGCGCGGCAACGAAGCAATATGCCGACACTAAGGCGCCGATCAATTCGCCCGCCCTGACCGGCACGCCGACTGCGCCAACGCCGACAGCGGGTGACAGCACAACCAAGATTGCAACGACGGCTTTTGTCTCGGGCAGTCTCAGCGGCTCAGGCTTTGCACCGATTGCTTCGCCGGCATTCACCGGCACGCCAACCGCACCGACGCCAGCGGTTGACGATAGCTCGACCAAGCTTGCGACGACCGCCTATGTGATCGGCCAAGGCGCAACGGCCAATCCGGTCATGAACGGCACCGCTGCACCGGGCACATCAACGCGGTGGGCGCATGGCGATCACGTCCATCCGATTGATACATCGCGCGCACCGACTGCCAATCCGACGTTCACCGGCACGGTGACGATCAGCGGCACATTCCTGTTCACTGGCGCGGCAACACCGGCATCGCTCAGTGCGAACACAAACAACTATTCGCCAACGGGACTCGGATCGAACACGATCTTTCGTCTCTCGTCATCGGCGCCGGTCAATATCACGGGCCTTGTTGCGCAGACGGCAGGCAGCGAGCTTATCCTGATCAACATTGGCAGCAACGCAATCACGCTGACCAATCTCGACAGCAACTCGAGCGCGGCGAACCAATTCAATCTCGGCGCAGCGGTGACGCTCTCGCCGAGCCAAGCGATTTCGATCTGGTATGATGGCGCGTCGAACCAATGGCGGCCCGTCTCGGGATCAGGCAGCGGCGGCGGCGGCGCATCAGTATCAATTAGCGACACCGCGCCGGTCGCGCCAGCACCGGGCAATCTGTGGTGGAATAGCACAAGCGGCCATCTCTTCATCTATTACAACGATGGCACGTCTTCGCAGTGGGTTACGGCCGAGCCACTGCCGGATATGTCGCAGTATGTCACGCTCTACGCGCAAGACACCAAACCAACTGCGCCGAACGTCAATTCGCTCTGGCTCAACACCACGAACGGGCAACTGTTCTGGTACTACAATGACGGCAATTCCGTTCAATGGATCTATCTCGCGGGCGGCGCACCGCAGGCGACACAAGCCTATGTTCTCGGCGGGCGCTTCCAATATGTTGACGCGACGCATTGCCAATTGATCCCGTACAAGGGCGACGCGATCCGCATTCAGGGGCAAATCTATTCGATCCCCGCCGCTG